ACGGCGTTGGAGAGCGTCAGTGCCAGCTCCGCAGCGATCCAGTCGGCGATCGACACGATCGAGTCCTGCAGGAGCTCGCTGGCAATCGTCACCGCGCCCGTGGCCTTCTTCGCAGTCAGAGTGACCTGATTGGAAGTGGGGTCGCTCGCAGTGATGGCAGCGTTCTCATTGATCCAGTACGCGGTCGCACCGGCAGTCCGACGCGGGAACAGCAGCACGTCGCTCGGCATCACCACGTTTGTGGCGTTCTGAGCAAAGGCCGAATACTGATCCACAAGCCGGATCACGGTCGATGACAGCACGTCGGGCACGAATGCCGCACCCGTGGTGCTGCCGGTCGAGCCCTGAGCACGAGCCTCAATGCCGTGGTCTTGGCACCACCGCTTCGCGTCAGCGTCGCCGCTCTTGGCCTTAAACCACATGCCCGCCGAGTAGGCGTCGCGGGCGTTCTCAAACGCACGGAGCCGACCCGAGAACGGCACCGTTTCAACGCGGACTTTCTCGCTACGCTCTTCGGTCACTTCGGGGGCAGGCGTGCAGCGGTCAACCACGCTGCGGAGATTCTTGGCCGACTCAGCCACCGACTTCTCAAAGTCGATCCGCTTGGCCAGCTTGCCTGCCTCGGTGTTCATCGCCTCGAGTTCAAGATCGCGCTCGGCAATCTTGTCGGCATCGGTGCTCTCGATCGCACGCACGGCGTCGATACGGTTGGCGAGGTTAACGGCCTCGTCCTGCAGCTTCTTGAGGTTGTCCACGTGGTATATCTCCGCCGGCGGTATTGCCGATGGATTCCACTGTGCCTCTAGCGTGCCGGCCTCTTGCAGAACCGAACTTCCGAAAGTGTTGTTTTCACAAACACAACACCGCGAGCACCGCACCTTGGGCAGCGCATGTAGCGCTGTCTCTCTTCGCCGCATGCACGGCTTGAGCGTGTCCGCAACTTCTCGCCGCAGGTGCAGCGGGCCTCAGACATTCTTCAGCCTTAAGGTGGCAGCCCAGGCGGCGGCGACGCCCCGCAAGGCCGAACGCGAACTAACCGCCCGAACTGCCGGCTCTTCGGCGGACTGCGATGCAATCCACGCCTCATAGGAACGCATAGCGACGCTGGCAGACGTTGACGGGTACGCAGGCGTCAGCACTGGGCCAACGTCATACAGGCCGCTCACCTCGCGGATCTGGCGGATGGCTTGGCCACCGTCGCCAGTGCGGAACGCTTCCCCGTCTTTGCCAACCGTGAACGCGAATGAACTGCCAGCAACGTCCTTGCGGGCGATGAGTTCCAGAACGTCGGCACGGCTCACGGGTGGAGTGACCACGTACCGCAGCCCCTTGCTGTCGCTCGTGAGTTCCAGCGTGCCGCTCGAGGTGCGACCGAGCACGATGTTGCTGTCGTGGTTGAACAGGGCCACAACGTCCTGCTTGCCACGCTGCCGGCTCAACACCTTGTCAAAAGCACCCGGCAGGATTTCTTCCTTGAACCCGCCCAGGTCAAGGCTCATGCGGTTGTAGACGGCGGCATAGCCGATGATGGCTGCCCGGCCGTCAGCACGCTGCTCAACGATGAGCTCGTCCGTATCGTCAAAGGCGAAGTCGCGGCGCTCAAGTTCCATCTGTCTGCTCCTGTTCTTCGGCCTGGTCTTCGGCGTCATCCTCTTGGCTGTCCTCGAACTCAACGGCTGTAGGCTCAGCTGCCGGAGGCTCTTGGCCCGCCTTCTCCAGCGTGGTCATGTTCAACTGAATAAAGTGCTGGTCGCCTTGCGGCCCGATCGGGTTGAGGTTCTCAAGCTCACGAATCTCGTTCACCGTCATCCAACCGTTCTGCAGGGCGGAAACGTAGTAGGCAGACCGGCTTGCGTGGTCGCCGCGAAGAAGGCCACTGACGCTGTGCTCAGCGAAGTACTTCTCATCGTCTACGATCAGGTCACGAGAGATGGCCGCTTCCCACCGCTTCAAGTGAGGCAGCAGGCAGTGCTGCACAAACTCTGTGCCCTGCACTTCGATGTTGTTGAACGTGCTGCGGTCCAGCATCTGGATCATGTGCGGCGGCACGCGAAACGCCCGGCAGATTTCAACCACTTGGAAAGCCCGGCTCTCAAGCATCTGGGCTGCTTCGTTTGAGCCGCTGAGCTCGTGTGCCTTCACGCCGTTAGGCAGCACAGCTGTGCGGAAAGCCCGATCTGCACCACGGTGCATGCGTTCCCACTGCTCGCGGAGTCGCTCGGCAGCCTCAATGGGAATCGGGTTGTCGCTCTCCAGCACGATGCCGGGCCGGGCACCGTTGCCGAAGTACGTGCTGCCGTGTGTCTCAAGGGCCTGGGCCAGGCCAATGGCGTTCTGGAAAATCTTGTAGGTGGGGATGGCCTTGATGCCGTCTTCGGTCGTGAATCGCAGGGCGAAGATCTGCTCCTGGCTGTAGATCGTCTGCTGCCCACTAGGCTCGCGGTACCGATACCGCAGCGTGCCGTCAGTCAGCCGCTCAGCCTCCATGCGGCTGGAGTGCAGCGGCCACAACTCAGACACAGCACCTCGAGCACCTGGGCGGATCACGGCGTAGCTCGCACCGTAGTGCAGGTACATCCCGGTCATCCAATCGCGGAACTCTTGGGCCGTCTGCCAGGGATTGGGCTGCATGTGCAGCAGCCGATACACGGGATGGGTAGACGCTTTTTCCTTGCCGCCATTGGCCATCCGCTCGTAGACGTGCAGCGGCAGGGCTGATACCGCATCCGATATGACGCGGATACAGGCGGTGTACGCCGAGCACGCCATGGAGTTGTCGGCGTTGACGCGGATCCCGGAAGGCGTGCGGCTGGAACTCACCTCGGGCCAGTCAATGCCGCGAAGGTCAAACATCTTGAAGTCGGCGGCTGCGTTTTCGCTCATAGAGTCACGATGTCCCAGGACTGTTCCGGCGTGGCTGCGCTTGCCCTTTGCCACAGCCCGATGGCCATGACCAGCGACACGATGCCGTCTATGCGTTCTGTGCTCTTGGCCTTGCTTGGCTTAATGTTTCCGGCTGCGGAATCCTGCTGAATGGCCACGTTGGAAGCCTGCCACGACAGCACTGGGTGCCCACCGTGCAGCACCTTCCCGCTCACAACAAGGTTCTCCAGCTGCTTGCTAGGTGCCGACAGAGAGCCGTAGCCCTGTCGAAAGTCTGACATGGGGAGCCCGTCGCCTTGCAGTTGTTGCCCGAGTTGCGCGGAGTTCCACGGGTCTAGGCCGATGCCGCACACCTTGTACTTTGAGGCTATGGCGTTGATGTCTGCACGCACCGTATCGAAGTCGGTGACGTTGCCATCTGTCATGTGCAGGAGCCCCTGCCGATGCCACGTTAGGTATGGAACTTTGTCGCGTCGCTCCCGCTGGTGGGCGTTGTCGCTTGGTATCCAGAAGTGCGGCTCAATCCAAAACGTGCCATCGTCAAGCGGGAACAGCAGCACCAGTGCCGTGGTATCAAACGTCGTGGCCAAGTCCAGCCCGGCCCAACACTCGCGGCCAGCGAGATCAACAGGACAGGGCTTGTCGCCCTGCTGCCAGTGATCCATCCGCAGCCACCTCGTGCTTTGCTCTGTCCACTGGTTTAGATACAGCTGCCGGAAAGTGTTCTCGTACGTCGGCATCTCAACCGCTCGAGCACATTCGCTCCTAAGGAAGTCCATGCGCACCGAGACGCCTAGGTTGGGGTTGGCACGCTCCCACGTTTTTTCATCTTTCCAGTCGGCCTCAATCGGGGCGGCATAGATGGCCGGCAGAAACGTCTCGTCTTTCACGGTGCCGGCAGCCACCGCTTCGGCGTATTTCCAGATTTCCCAACAGACGCTCTTGCGGTCAAAGCCTGCCGTCGTGAGCGCCACTGTCAGCGGCTGACGCCGAGCGCCCTGGCTGCTGAGCATCACTTCCCACATCTCACGGTTGCTTACATGTAGCTCATCGAAAATCACGCCGTGAGCCGAGAGCCCGTGCTGGATTCCAGCCTCGGCGGAAAGTGCCTTGTACGTGCCGTGCGTCGCCTCTCGCACGATCGCGTTTCGGTACACCTTGAGATGCTGCCTAAGAACCGGCGACTGCTCGACGTAGACGCGGGCCATGTCAAAGACGAGCCGGGCCTGATCGCGTGAGGCTGCGCAGGAATAGACTTCACAGCCGGGCTCGTTCTCCATCAGCAGCTTGAGTGCAATGCCCGCGCATAAACTGCTCTTTCCATTTTTGCGCGGAATCGCCAGCAGGCTGGTGCGGACTTTTCGCACGTCGCCGTCAGTGGCGAAGAGCTTGCGCACGTAGTCCTGCTGCCACGGCTCAAGCGTAAACGGCTTGCCGCCGAGCTCGCCCTTGGCGTGCGTAAGGTGCTTGTGGAAGAAACGCACCGCCAGGCACGACGAGCACTTTTCACACGGGTGCTCAAGCGAACATGCGAGCGTCTTCTTCGTCTGCTTGCGGGCCATTCTCAACCGCCGAAACGCGGGCCAGCGCCGAGGCCGTCAGGCCGAACTCGGCCGCGAACTTCAGCATCTGGTTTCTCGCGTCGCGTTTGCGGGTCCACGCAGGGTGATTACTTACCCTACCCTTATCGTCCATGAACGTGGCCCCGCTGGCCTTGAGCTCACGGTCTGCCTCAATCATGTCCGCGAGCGAATCGCAGTAAGCCGCCAGCGTCTGTTGATGCCTGGGGCTCATGACCTTCGACGCCTCGAGCATGGGCACGATCCGCTCCCACTCCTCGCGGGCCAAATCCGAGAGCCAGTGCGGAGCCGGCGGAATGCCTGGAACGGCGTCGACGCCGGACTTGTGCGGGCCCCTAACTCGAGCCCCGCGAAGCTTAAGTAACGGTTTAGGCGTCGGCTTGCGGCCCTTGCCCATGTTGCAAACTCCCAATTTCGGCCCCGCGCACAGAAGCA